CTTGCATCTTAGACAAAATGAATTTAGCACCAAATTTATTTAATTTTGAATCTCTGTATGCTATGATAGCGTTTCTAATATTATTTTTAATGCCATCCGCACTCACAGTTGTTTTCTTAGGGTCGTACTGTATGTTATTGTTAACCAATAAGTACAAAAATTCAGGATCTTTAAATTCTGTTTGAACGGAAACAATAGATTTTGGCTTGACAATATCATTTAAAATTCTTTGTTTTTCAGTTTCAGAGATATAGTAATCTGTTTTTGGTTTAATAGATATGTAAACTTTGCCATAAACTGGAGGAGTTTCTTCTTCGCCACCCCAAACTGAAATAGAATCCAATGATGGATAATTTCTAGTGATGTATGACTCATAATCTTTAAAAGTAACCAATCTATTTTGTGTAGCAAATTGAGCTGTAGCATTGTACTTTACTTCACTAACTGTTTCTCTATTTGATCCACCAGCAGCAACAGATACAGTATCAATTGTAATGTTAGTGAATCCACCAATAGGAGCACTTACGGTAAACGAAGAAGCTTTATTTCCAGTTGATCCATTTGTTGACAAGTATGTCAAATTAATAATTGAACCATCATTAATTCTTTTACCAATAACACCGTCACCAAAATAAATCTTATACTTACCGCCTCTAGATTCTTGTAAAAAATACACCTCAGACGAATTAGTAACATCTAAAACGTCAATAACTTTATTGTATATTGTTATCTGTGAATTACTTGAAGAAGGTCTAACTGAAACTGCAATCGTATTGGTATCAATATTAGCATCCGGAATTTCAAAAATAGCTTTTGGATTTTCTCCGTCATTTTGTGTAAAAGAATAAGATACAAATTCACCTTCTTTAATTTCTAAATTTTCAAAGAAATATTTTGTTCCACTTTTAGTAACGGTTGTATCAGCCATTACATTGAAATTAAAATTTTCATTATCTATAGTATTGGATAACAATACAAAACCTTTAGGTATTGTTACAGTATCAATTGTTGTACTATTGGTTTCTACCGTTAAATTAATAACTGCTGTAGATGATGTTTTAGAAAAAGGAACATATCCTAATGTTTTAGCATGTGAAACAACAGAATCTCTTAATAAAGCTGTATCTAAAAATGATTCATTAGCTACCATATTAAGATAGTATGCATTATAATGAGTATTATATGCTAAAAGATTAATTAAAACATTAAGCCCAGAGCCTTCAAAATCGTAATCTTGAAATTCTGTTTGTTGTTTTAAATATGTTTTTAAATTGGTTTTGATTGTATCAAAATCAAGCTCTGCAACTTGTAAACGATTATCTGCCATTTATCGGACTCGCTCTAAGAAAAATTTGATTGATATTGGATCGGTTCTATTAATAATTTGAAACAATAATTCAACTTTAAAACCATTGTTATCAAAATCTGGAGAAACAGAAATTTTTGTAACATTTGCTCTTGGCTCAAAATTGTTTATTGTTTCTACAATTTCACGATCAATTAAAGATGCCGTAATCATATCCAATGGTTCAAACAAAAGTTTTCGAATATTACATCCAATTTCTGGTTGAAAAGGGATCTCATAGTGATTAGTTAAAATTAAATTCTTAATGGAATTAATTACCGCAAACTCAGCCCTGTGTTTGTTAATATCTTTACGGATTGGATGAATATTGAAATTTAAATCTAAATCTCGCCATTCTCTAGTTGTTGTTATTATTGTTGCCATTTTCTATTTATGTTACGGTTGGCCAAGCCTAGATTTTAATTTATCACTTCCAATAAGATTTTGAACTAGGTTTTCTTCAGATGCTCCTAAATTTTCATATCTGCGTATATTCTTAGCTTCATTAACCAATTCATTTGATTTTCTATAAAAATTCTCATCATGTATTCGCCTTTCCAAAAACAAAGTATTTAAAGTATTAGCAGTTGTGGCAATATTATTTACAACCGCAAACGATAAATTCGATGTTTTCGTTATAATTACATCTTCACCAACAGTTGTGGTGGTTATTGTAATACTACTATTAATCGTATTATTATAGCTAACAACAACATTAGCATAATCGTTAATTGTGTTAGCTATAAGAATACTTGTAAAACTGCCTAACATGGGTGCATTGTCTTCACGACCATCAACTTGATATATTACATATGTTAATGCTCGACCAATTTGCATGGCTTGTTCAAGATGTGGTTTATCGGCTGCGTCTGTATTTGCAGTAATTGGAACCACACCAGAAATTCTATTGGTGTGGTTTATAAATTGTACGATTTGGCCAGGAACATGCGTAGTCACAATTGGAGGATTTTCAGCATCTCCAGTTGTAACACTATATCCAGCAATAGATTTAAAATTATTATTAATTGTTGTCCACAATGCCGTTAAATTGCCAGAGCCTGTTACTGAGCTTGTAGTATTGATTAAAGTATTGGCAGAAAGCCAAATAGTATTACATGAGGGTGCAACAGGGTTCACATAATAACCAGTAGTATCATCATTTATCAAATCATCTCTCATCCATTGATTTGGTACCAATGCTGGCGCCGTATTCAATTGTTGAATAGCTGTATTTGGCAATGTAGTTATTGCGCCACTGGTGTCGGTAAAATTAAAACCTGTTCTATCAAAAAGAGTCGCCATAATATATCCTTAAATCATTTTTGGAATTGGTGGACCTGTAGGTCCTTTGAAGCCCACATGGATATGGCAATTATGTAATGCAGTATTTACCGTATCGGTCATTAATACTGAACTCATTAATCCAAAAGATCCTAATGGAGCTGCAACTTGAAGCAAAGCTGTAATTGTTGTTGCGGAAAAAATGCCTGTAGGCAAAACTGGAATCTGACCTTTTAATGGATTACCTAAATCTCCTGCTCCACAAGTAACACCAGCCCTTGCAGTAAGTGTAGCACAGCCAACTGTATATGCGTCAAAAGCGCCATCGACAACCATGTTACCGGTAACAACTACATCAGGAGTTCTAAGTGATATTGTATCTCCCATAAGACTAACTGTATCTTTTGATGTTATGCTGGCAGTTTGTTGAGCTGTAACAGTATAATCACCTTTAACAATAAGACTGTAATCTTTTTCCACAATTTCTTTTCTATTACCTTTAACATGCAGAAGTGAGTCACCATTAATCGTAATATTACAAACACCACTAATTAAAACATTTTTATTTTTGGTAATAATTTCATAACCATCACCATAAATTTTATGTACTTCATCACCATTTGGATGCATTTCGGTAAATGTTCCTGAACGATGGTGTATACGTATTCTTTCTCCACCAGGAGTATCATCCATCTCGAACATATGTCCAGATGCAGTTTGCGTAATATTATTAAATGGATATTTTGGTGGATATTCTATTGAAGCAGGAGATTCCGGCTCAGTCCAACTATAGTCTTCAACTCCGCTGGGCTTTGGAGGAAATTCTATTTCTCTGTCATAAGGTATAAATGTATCTGACATATTTTATTATTTCACTTTTATATCAAGGTCCTTGGCCAACGTCAAGTGGGCTATTTATTGGGCCTGCATCACTAATTAATTTGTTCATAGCTACGCCTGCAGCATCAACTTCAGCTTGACTTGATGGTGAGAGGAGTGCTGCTGCCACAGTTGCGGGTTGAACTGTTGCAATAAGTCTTGCGCCTGAATTGGCCAACTGTTGGCCGGCCGCAACACCCTCGTTTACAGCAGTTATTATTTCTCCAATACCACCAGTATCTATATCACTAGCCAAACCTGCAAATAATTCTTTAAGGCCTCTCTTTAGAATTGCAGTAAATTTTTTTACACAATCCGCAAAGAAAGCAGCTGCTTTTTCTGGTAAACTGAGAATGTATCTAATCATTGCAGTCACTTTTCTAGCAACTTCTATCCAACCGTTAAGAGTTTTTTGTATTTCATTCACCACTCTGTTAAACTCTTTTAAAAAAGAAGTAATTTTTCTAACTGTGTCTACAATTACTTTTGAAAATCCAGTTGCATCAAGACAAGTGAGACCAATGGCAGCATTGATAAGTTTTCTAATTATATCAAACGCTGGACCAAAAAGAGTTTTTATGGCAGCAACAGTTTGATCCACTTCATATGAAATATCACAAACGTGTGCTCTACCTCTATTTGAAGTATCTATTGCGGTAAATTGCACAATCTCTCTTGCTAAAGGAGGCAAAGAAGGTTCTCCTGGTCGGTCAGAAAATCCAAGCTGACCTGCAGGCATTTTTGGTGCACCAACTGGTTGTTTTACAAG